CATTTCATAAAGTCCTGTGCTTGCAAGACCGCTAAAAAGTCCGCCTAAAAGGATTTCAGCGGTGAAAACTTTGTTTACCCACACATTTATTAATACGCCTACTATTCCCATGACAAGCGGAATAAAGCGGTTAATATTGTCATTAGGTACAATGTTTTTGATTATGTATCCAAGGCATAAACATATACCAACAATAAGCGGTATAGCAAAATTAGTTAAAAATGTAATATCCATACTTCATCTTCCTTTCTGCTGTTCAAGTTTTTCCAAATCGTCAATTCTATGATTAGCTACTTTCATCTGTTCCTCAAGAACCGGCACACGTTTTGCAAAATTATTATGCTCTCTTACCTCTCTTGTAAGTTCTTTCAGTTTTGTGTCTGTTACCGCTTGTGACTTACTATTGGCAATCAGTACGCCAAACAGCGTTATTGCCCCTGTTATAAGTGCCACTATTATATTTTCCATATATCCATCCACTTATTTTCACCTCTTGCCATTTAGTATTCCTTCAACTTAACATTCAACTCTGCCGCACTTTTTATATGCGTATAATGCGGATATGACTTAATCGCCTTGTAAGCAGCAAGTTCTTCGGCTGTAAGCGGTGTTTCGATGGGTGTGCCAAGTATGTATATAACGCTTGCACCAGTTGTCAATTTTCCTGTTGTACTCATATACTTAGTAGATAGTTGTTCATTATTATAAGATGTGATTTTTCCTATTCTCTGCACATATACCCCACGTTCAAAATCTATTTCGTCGCATACCCACTGTTGCCCCGTACTATCTGTGTAATTACCACCAGTATCAACAGGTATACCGCAAAGTCCATTAGGTGTATTGATTGTAAGTGTTTGCGGCTCTCGGTATGGCTGATAAGATGTAGCTGTTGCACCTCGTTCTAATTGGATTTGAATATATCCCGGTTGAGTAGAATCTATGGGAGCAACGAATATTCCAATCATTGTATCTTCTGTCAGTGTAAATGTACCAGATGTAGTTGTACTTACAAGTATTTTCCAGTCGTTTCTGCTAACAGTAGTGTATAACATATTTTGGTTATCAATAACCGTAAATGTATACTGACCAGCCGGTAATATGTAACTACCCTTATCAGGGTCGATAATACGCACATTAATAAGACCGTATTTAGACAGTGCTGCAAATTTCCAACGCTTAGTATCGGCATTATAAGATATACCGTTCTGAGCTAAGTTGGTCGGTATTAAGTTTTTCCCAGTGACCACCGCATCTACACTGCCGCTGTCACCTATGCTATTTATAGGAATAGGATTTTCTGGACTTGGAACACCATTCTGCGTACTTTTCCCATATACCTTAAGTCCCAACTCTGCACGATATGTATTCTCTGCCACTATATCTGTGCCTTGATATTCATGCTCTTTTGCATGGTAGCGGTTGTTGCCATGCAGCAATAACATATTATCACTTATCACACAATCACCACCCTTGACCAGTTGTAATAACTGCCATCATACAAAAACGTATACTGATACATACCACCTGTCGGCAAGTCCATATAGTCATAGTCGTAAGCTTTCTTGCTGTTTTCCGGCAGTGTTATATCTAAGTCTGTCTGTATAAGTCCGACTGCTCCGTTATATACGTTACCGATACTTACAAGGTCAGCAGTAAGCTTGATTTTGTCAGCCGACGAATAATCCCACACACCATCATCAACAATCACAAAACTTTCATATCGTTTAGGCTTATTAATTAAGTCGGTATAACTGCCCGTTGTTGCGACAGTGGCAAGCTGTAAGATATTAAGCAGGTAATCCTTAGACGGAGCAACAAGCTGTATGTCAGTCAGCCATACCCAAGCAGGATTGCTTAACGCCGTACCATCTATTGCCGTTGTATAGTACATATAAGCAGATTGTACATCACCCAGCACAAAACAAATGTCCTTTTCTTTGGGATTTGCGATAGCTCGCATCTCTTCAATAGTCTGTGTAATATATATTGTTGGCATTAAGCCTATAAGCTTACGTTGCTCTTCAAGGATAGCTCGGCTTTCCACAACCATTTCCGATACCTCTGTTTTATCTGTGCCGACCTGTGCGGCGAGTTGTTTTGCTGTAGTTACGTTGGTATCGGTCTTATCCTTGTTGAGTGATGCCGAATTGGCTTGTTCAACGGCAGTGTCTTTTGCTGTTACTGCATCGTTTTTAGCTACAACAGTTTCATTTTTTGCGGTGATTGTATCTTGCTTCGCAATCAAAGTGTCACTTTTAGCATTTAATACAATTTCCTTATCTGCCGAAACTTGATTAGCAGTATCTACTACTGTATTTTTTGCGTTTTCAGCTGTTGTTGCTGCTTCTATCGCTTTATTCTGTAATGTATTAGCCACTGAGATTTTATTTTCGACAGAAGTTTGTGCAGCTATCGCAGCGTTAGCAGCTTCAACGGATGTTTGTGCATACTGACTGGCATTCTCACAGTAGTTTTTTGTAACATCTTCACTGTTCTTTGCATTTTCCATCGATGTTTTTGCATTTTCAGCGAATGTATTTGCTTGCGAAACATAATCTTCTATCTGCTCAGTTGACACATTAAGATAGAGTACAGTATCGACTTTCACTTCATAATAATTCTCATCTTGTTTTATATTTGGTGCATTGCCGTCTATAAGTTCGGTCGCAAGTGTTTTACGTATTTGGATTTTTGTATATATTGTTTTTGATACACTTTTATCTTCAAAGTTTATTTGTGTTTCGTATAATATGTTTTTATTTCCGTCAAACAACAGCGTATCTTGCTGTGTCAATGGAACTATAAAATTACCGTCGATATACTTCACATTGCTTGTTCCTTTTGTGAGATACCTTTTCTGCACAATAGGCTTTTCATCAACGCTGACACTAAAAGAAAATATTGCACTTTCAATCAGTGTTATGTCTATATCTTTTATATTTGTTTTTATTATACATGTGCTTCCGGGTATAATTGCCATATCTTCACCTCCACGAAAAAAGGGCGGTTAAACCGCCCAATTTTTATTTAAGCATAGAATATATCTCGTGGATAAGCTTGTATGCTCCTGTTTCATTCTTTTCATTCGGGTGAGTAATGAGCTGTTTGTCATTTACAGAACCAATATACCTCTTGTCACCTCTTGCCGATACAACAACATAATCTTCGCCGATTCCCCAAATATCATAAGGCTTGCCATTAATACAAGGCTTGCCAATCTTTGATGTAACCTCGTCTGTTACAACAAACTTGCCGTATACGCTACCTGCAATATCGGGATATTCCGATACCTTAAGCATACCCGACTTTGTGAGATAGCAAAATACAACTCCGTCATCGGGGATAGCTGCCTTTTTACCGTCTTTATAAATAAAGTCGTGATGTCCGTCTGCCTGTGTTGTTTTCATTTTAATAAGTTTTTTCATATCGTTTTCCTCCTAATAAAAAAGAGCTTTCGCTCCGTTATTGTTTCGTATTAACCTATCGTAACAGTTGCCTCAGATGGTAAAACATCTGCCATAAATTTAATATCCGTAATGCCTGTGCGGTAACCGATCATAACGCCGGCAATTTCCACCGCCGTTCCTGCCGTAACCGCAAGTACAGCCGTCTTTGTTGCAGTTTCCACAGACGAGCTGTTTGTAATGCTCAATATGGTTGTTCCGTCTGCCTTAAGCTCGACCGCCGGCTTGGAGCTTGATGTGCTTTTTCCGGTGAGCGTTGCCATAACGGTGATTTTGCCGGAGCATGATGGAGTTATGCTGAACGAAAAATTTTCTGTTCCGCCAGCATATGTTCCAAGTAAATGCTCGCCGGGATAGAACAAATATGTAGGTTGTAACCTAATAATGTCGTCGTCCAAATTATCAATTTTTTTATGCAGTGTTTTTTCTGTATTACTGCTATCAGAACCAACACTCGCTAATACTGTCGTTAGCTGCTCTATCAGCTTATTTAGCTTCGCAAATACTGTACCTTCTGTTGCTGAGCCGCCAGTTTCGTTTGATTGATCACCTATTCTGTTAGCCGTATTATAACCTATGGCTCTAATCTCCTGCGAAGTTGCCTCTAAAGCTATGTATTTTTTATCGTCAGCCATTATGAAACCACCTCCTTGTAATATAAACCGCCGTTATCTATACCCAAAATATAGATTTTACTTGTCGTATCATCAATAAACTTGATGTCTGTACCTTTTAGGTTTACGTCATTTTCAAGTGAATAGCCGTTTATCGTTCGTGTTTGTGGTACGCCTCCGGCAATAACATTTTGGTCTACATACTGCTTTGTAGCAGGCTGATAATCACCTGTTGGTGTAAACGGTGTTGTATTAGTCTTTGTTAATACATCGTCAGTATCAGCTTTCAGATTAAAAGCTGTTGGCAAATCATCAAGTGCCAACTTATAAGCTTTGGTAAAATTATAGTCTGATAATACCTTTCCGTTTCCAACCATTTCGATTAACAAATCATCACGTAAAAAGTTTCTGTAGTCTGATGTAAAATCGCATTCGGATAAGCCTTTTCCCTTGACTTTATCCACCTTGCCGTTTAAATCAGCAGGTAAATTATCAAGCTGTTGTTTATACACAGTGGTAAAGTCATTCGTTGATAAGCCTTTGCCCTCAACTTTATCCACCTTGCCGTTTAAATCGGTAGGTAACTGGTCAAGCTGTTGCTTATAACCATTAGTAAAATCATTCTGGGAAAGTTCCTTGCCTGTTTCTTTCAGCTGGAATGTCTTATTAACTGCGTCCTGTGCTTCTGCTATCTCGTTTACCTTAGGAATTACCACATCAAGCGAAAGTTCGTCAAACGCTCGCTGTGCATCACTGACAGATAGACCTAATGGGTTTGGTTTAACACGAATACCTTTATTGGCATAATCTGTCGGCTGTATTTTAGGCAATGCCATTATTTATCACCCCTTATAATTTCCGTTTTCCGTAAACTCTGTGCCGATTGCATATAAACCAAACGGCTCGTTAAGTTCTTCGTTTCTAAACGAAAAACGCACTTTGTCTATCTTCTTAATTCGTATCTTTGTGCCTATTGTTCTCGGTGTAGCATCGGATGAGAAGTTTATCTTACCGAAATCAACATATGAGAAGTCAAAGTATCTTGCTTTAGCTCCACTGTTGAATAATCTTTTCCATATGCCTTTTACCTCCGCCCACGCTTCATAGCTTGTGTTGATAGCCGGTGCTATCTGTGCCGATAGATAACGGAAGTTCTTCTTTTTATAGAATATCTTTCCGTCAATAGCGTTTGTGTCCCAACGTGCCTTTATAGCTTTTCCGTTATCGTTATAAGCTGTTTGCTTTGTTTTATCCGTATAAAACTTCATTATTTTTCCGTCATACGTACCAAAGCATAATGTCTCATCTTCCACAAACAAATAACTTATATTGGGTATCTCCCAATAATAACATTCATACTGAAACGATGATAACGGACTGTTCTTTTCATAGACCTTCTGTAAACCGTCTAATATATACACTCGGAGTGGTGTAGCAAGTACATAAAAATCCTTGTAAACAACCGCACACGAATGTTCAAGGTCTTCTTTGGCTAATGCACCGTTGATGTAAAAAGAACGGTTCTGGGTGTATTTCTCGCCTGTTATATCCTGTGCTGTTATAGCGTATATCCCCTGTCCGGTTGCAAATAAGCTTTCGTTGAGATATGCAAAGTTGTCTTTACCGACAGCTCCTACGCCCTGAATAACATTAACAATACGGAATGACGGTCTTATAACTCCATTAAGCGTTGTATACTCACCGTATCGCATAATAACGTTACGTCCGTCTTCGCCTACTGATTTATGCGTTGCAAGATAATTGCCAACAAGCGAATATCCAACTATCTCATTGGTATCAAGCCCGATTGTTGAATAGCTCAAGTCACCGAAGAATGTAAAATCTTCAAAAGATGCCATTTCCGGTCTATCGTCACTGTCATATGATATAGTGCTTTTATATCCGCTGAACCAATCTCTATTCGGGTAATCCGGATTACCGCCGACAAATAAACGGTCTGTTGCACCGTTTACGCCATATACAATAGATATTGTGCATTTGTTAATCATATCGGCATAACCGGCAATAACCTTTGAAGCCGTTATTCTGATGTTATCTCTACTCTTTACTGTCGGTGCTTCCGGTGCTGTTCTGAATGTTACTGTGCCAAGCTCTAAATTAGTTGTATATTTAGATGCCGCAACAGTTACCCAGTCACCATCACTGTTCATTTGCTCTACAAGGTCAACCGACTGTATGCTATCTGACGATAACTGATATATCTTTGTTGTTCCGTCAGCAATGAACATATTGATAAACTTAGGCTGTATTAAGTTATATTCCTGATACTGTTGTCCCTCGCCGTTTGGTGTTCGTGCGATTGATACGATAGGCACTGTTGCTATCTCGCTTACCTTCTTAGCTGTATAGTTTGTTTCGCCGTTGAATTTGCCGACTACAAGATATGTTTTACCGTCAAGTATATATAACCTACCGCCTATCTCCCATGCTTTTGAACGGTTAAAACCGACATCTTGCATATCTGAATACAACACAGTAGTACCCATATAAAGTTTTGTTCCGGCATGGACTATACGCTCTCCGTTTAAGTGGAAAACGCCGTGTATAAAATCATCATACTCGGTATCCAAGTAATAGCCCATTCGCTTTCTTACTTTGCCGGGAACATCTCTTATCATATTAGGTGCTTCAGGCGAACGGCTAATATCAACATTAGAGGCGGCATTTGTAAGGTCTACGCCCTTAAAGCTTTCTATTTTTGTTACAGTCCTTGCAACCTGCGATGGCACACTTAACTGTCGCATTTAATACCACCCCTTTGTGTTAATAAACTCGTCATAGCCTGTCCCTTTAAGTCTGTTTGCTGTTGCTTTTGCATCTTCAAGCAGTGCCACAAACTCGTTCCAATAAACAGTCGAAGTAGATATATCATCATCTTTATATAACTGAGAAGCCATAAACCATGGCAATAAAATAGCCACCTCCGGGTATAAAGGTAGCTCATAATTATCTTTTGTATTTTCTGTTATCTCATCGGGATAGGCATTATAATACACTGTCCATTTTCCTTTGATAGCACCGTCTATAAGCAAAACGTTATTGTGTTCAACATTGTAATTTCCCGCTTTGCCGTAGTTTCCGTATTCATCTTCAAAATATACTTCTATATTTTCAAATGAGTAAAAATCATACGCAAGCTCTTTAAAGTCATAACGCTGTATTCCTGTTTTTGTCCCGTCCTGCTCAAGCTGGTACGACATATCAATATGCCGTACCGCTGTCGCAATATAGTTTAAACAAGCATTAGCCGCACCCGGCATAGCTGCTATATATGGTGCTGTATTATCATCAACGACAATGCTTGATGTATCGTTGGAAAACATCTTTTGCAATGTGATTAGCTTTACGTCATACCAACGCATACTACCACCGCCTTATGCTAATGCTGTACCTGTAAGACCTTCACCGCAAATAGCAATACCTCTCCAATTATTGAAGCCTGCGCCGAATCTTGCTCTGCCTTTCCATACGTTAGCATCTGTATTAGGGTCAATATCCGATTTAACAGTAAGTCCAAGTCTGTCTACCCAAGGTAAAGCCATATAGTCCTGATTAAATTTGCTATCAAGCATAATAAAGTAAGGTTTATCACCTGTGCCAAGTCCTTTAGGGAGATAAGGCCATACAAGCACATTCCAAAGTCCTACCTGAAAGTTAATCGCATTGTTAGATGATGTTACGTCAAGCTCTGAACCGATAGCCGCAAATACAGCTCTCTTTAATGCACCGTTGTTGGGGATAATGATTGTGTCAGGTGCAACATTAAGAAGATTGCCGTCATCGTCTGTGAACATCTGCATTTTTTCCTGCATAGTGTCCATAACAGACTGTGAGAACGCACCCGTAAAAATGTTACTCTGTGCTTTTGTACCCTTAGTAATTGAAGGGTGCGACTGTGAGAAAAGTGCTACACCGTCAGCTGTTGTTGTGTCGTATTTCTTGCCTGAAATAGTTGTTGTTGTACCGATACCACCGGCAAGCATTGAGGCTGCGAACTTCTCTCTTGTTCTGTTAAACGATGTTGCAAAGATGTTAGCCTTTGACTTAATCTTGCCATACTTAGCATCTTCAAGCATTTCCGCAGTTACTTCAAATTTGTTTTTCCATGTAGTAGGTGTAATGGTCTTTTCGTAACCTTCCTGCATTGATGTAACAGGATATGCACCGTTTTCACCTACATCTTTAAAGTCGCCGAGTGATGTTTCCTGTGAATACTTCTCGGCAAAATTAGATGACTTGTCCATATAAAAAATCTTATCAATCATGGACATTTCTTTGAATGCTTCTACGTTTTCTTCAATAACTGCTTTGATGGGATCCTGTGAACGACCAAAAACGCTATCGTTTACACCGGAACCTTCTGAAAAAATAATTCCTGGCATTGTTTATCTACCTCCTTACGCTGCCGCTGTTGCCGGTTTTGTGAAGTGTCCGACAACCGTTGAATTAGTTGTTGCTCCGTCAGTTTCATCAATTACAAATGGGCCGCCTACCGTTGCTGTGACTGTAAGTCCGTCTGTATGTAATTTAACTGCTGTGCCTACTGCTGTTGCCGCTACTGTTGCAGTTGATGTTGTTTCAAAATACATATAAGGCTGTACAGCAATAACAGGGAATAATCCTTTGTCATTCTTTACACCCATACAAATATGAGTTACTTCATCTGCCGCACCTGCTTTCGTAAGCTTTCCGCTTGATACTTTTAATGCTTCGCCGAGTGCTATTGTTTCGCTTGCTGTACCTTCCATGTATTCGATAGGTGCAACATCGGCTACGCCTCTTTTTGCTATTTTAAACATTAGTTCTTACCTCCATTTCTCTTTTTATAGTCTTCCGCTATCATCTTGTCTGTCCAGTCAGGGAAAAAGTTGCGATACTCTTTTGCAATATCGTCCGGAACTATTACATCTCCGCTTGTACCGCCTGAAACACTCTTTAAATGACCTTTGCCGTTCGCCTGATTAATTGTAGCTTGTCGTACTCCTGCCATCTGTGCCTGTGCTATACTTTCTCTGTTCGTAAGATAGTAAGCATCGGCAACAGAAAGTCCCATTCGCATATAATCAGCCATTTTTCCGTTTATTTCGTCTGCTTTTTTAAATTTGCAATTTGGATATTCTTTATTAAGCGCATCAAGGTCTTTTTGTACTCGTTCCTTACCGTTTTCAACCCTTGTTCGCTGTTCTTCCTGCTGTCTTCTTAACGCTGCTTCTCTTGCCGCCCTAATATCAGGATTATCACGCAAGCTGTTCACAATCTGTTCTTTGATATATTTGTCAAACTGTGCCCTTGAAGCTGTACCGTTCTGTATTGCCTCATATATATCATTGTCGGCATTATACTGTTGCTGTCGTTCATGCCTCTGCTGTTCTTCGGCAAACTGGCGTTTATACTCAAAAAAATCCTGTGGCGACTGAATAACTCTGCCGGTATATGGATTAATGCGATTTACAGCCTGTTGATACTCCTGTTCAAGACGTTCTCTATATGCCTGCTGTACAGCTGTTGGCTGTACACCCTGCGGCTGTTCAGGTTCATTATTACTCTGTGTGGTATCATTATTGCCATCATCGGTATCGGTTTCTTCAACTTCCGGCTCATCCACATTATCAATGACTTCTTCGGTATTTCCTTCTTCGCCAGTCTGTACATCTTCTGATTCATCATCAACGGTTCCGCCCAATCCCATAAATTCTTCTTCTGTCATTATTATTTATCCCCCTTTGCTCTAAGGTCGCCGCCTTTCTTTACAGTTGGCTTTTTGCTTGTGCTTTTAACGTCTGCCGAAACATACATAGCACTCTTATTTGTTACCTTGCCTTTGAGTGTATTTTCACCTTTACCCATATTCTCACCTCCTTTGCATAAAAATAAGGCATGTTTTACATCTTGCCTTAAAGATGAGATATGTATGGAGCACCGCCTTTCTACGCTATATCGGCGTCGGACTGTATGCTGACATCTCTTTCTATATTTTTGTTGTATTCGGGGCACTGTTCGTTGCGACATCTGTATATCATTCTATATAGGCTGTCCGTTATTAACTGCCCCTTGTATACCTGCATTTCCATATTGCATTGACTGCATTTCATTAGGCATTCCTCCCATTTGCTGTTGTGCCTTCATCTGCTGTTCCTGCTGCTCCTTCATGTCCTGTAGCTGCTTTTTGATGTTTCCGGCATTGGGATAGTGGTATTTTTCGAGTGTTGACCAGTAGAGAATGCGTGTATTAATATCTGCCGCATCTCCAAAAGCACCGCTTTGATATGCCTCTTTCGTTGTATTCCAAAGCGATTCCCTATTCTGTGCAAGGTTATTGCTTGTATCAACAGAAAACAGAAAATCATCATTCCAATACAGTTCGCCTGCCGCATCTCTTTCAAGAAACGCATAACGGTCAAATATTCCGTATTCTACATCACCTATTGAGTTTTGATAATTAGTCGCTCTCGGCTCATCGGCATATGCAAGCATAAATTTAAACATTAACTGGAATATATCCTGATATGCTGCTTGCTTCATTACTCGCTTACTTTCCAATCGTCCGGCTGTCTGTGCCGCCGCAAACTGTTTAGCTGTTCCGGATTCCGCCGTCTTATCATTCCTGCCCTGGAAACTGTCCGTAATACCGATTGTTTCTCTTGCCGCCTGATATGCAATGTCCATAAATGTTAGGTCATTAGACACATTCGGCTGCATATTCAGAACGTCTATCATGCTCTTCTGTGCAGCATCGTCAAGCTCTATCACCTTAAGCTCTTCGTCGGTTTTGCGTACATTGACTTCTCTCGGCAGTGTGACATATGAACCGCCTTTAAACAGCTTTTCCTGTATCTTATCGCCCATTTTCTTAATGACTTCTTGCTGGTCACGAATACTGTCAACATCCGACGAACCTAATAGCGTACCGTTCTTCGATATATTACGTCTTAATATGATTGGGTACTGCTTAAGCTTATACGCCGGAACTTCATTTGGTCGCTCCGGCTCTATCAATACATTATCCATCATAGTCTCGCCATAATCGCCTATTAACAGTTGTCCGTTATCGCCATACATCGGCATATCCTGATATACCGGCTCTGTCATCTGTGGTATTGTCTCCAATGCACCATCAGCCGTTAATATATCTATACTCCTATCAAGAGGAGTGCTATCCTGTGTTCTGTGCTCAAATGACTTACTATGACAATGTGGACACTCTGCAACTTCTTCCGGCACTGTTGAACCGCATTTTTTACAATATTTTAGGCGGCGTGCAAAGTAGTCTTCTAAGGCTTGTACCTCTGTATCTCCTACCCAACGATATACACCGATATTGCCGTTTTTATTTTTGTAGTATGCTGTAATCAATGTAACTAAGTCACTTGAGTTACTATCTGTCATACCGCCGTTGCTACGGACTTCGGGGAATTCTTCTTCTTCCGTAAATACGTCTACTCCGTATACCCTTTTTATTTCCTTTTTTGTTGTACCTGTCAGGATAAAAATATAATCCATATCCTGTATTTCGTTTACTCCGGCTTGTGGTATTACCTGTCTTGGATGTAATAGCGTAACCTTTATTCCACCGATTGTCCTATGTGAATTACGCTCGTTATCCCATTCAACCAAAAAGTAATCACCGCCCTGAATCGGTGTTGTTCTCTCGTCCATGTCGTTAATGACTTCAAACGGTAAATAATCAAGCTCATTTCTTAAAAACGCTTCGATTGTTGCCGCTCGTTCTTCATCTTCTTGACGTTTTGCCGTTACCTTAGGGAGCGGAATAGAGCTATCAACCTCCGCTTCTATGATTTCTCCGACTGCATTACGGACATAATTACTCTTTTTTGCTGCTTTGCCGTTAATGCCTGCAACCTGCCGAGTACCGTTATATAATGCGTCTCTTTCATCCATTAACTGCAACTCTTTCAGGTATTCACTTCTGTTTTTTTGTAGTCTGTCTTGCCATTTCTGTAAGGCATTTGTGTTATTATTTTCTTCCGGCATTTAATCGCCTCCCATCAAAACGGATTGCCCCAACGCTTAATTAATTCTTTTTTCTGTTCCGGTGTAGCTGCGTAGTAATCGTCATACTGGTCTGCTTCCCAGCGTGTTTTCTTCTGTTTTTTCTGTGTCTCTGTCATACTCTGCTGCTCTCTGATACCGTATGTTATAGCAAGTCCCATAACAAGGTCATCGTGTTCGCCTTCTTCTGCTTGTGGTTTGCCTTTGATTTTGACAAATGACAGCATTTCACGCAAAGTATCAACGTCATTAATAAGCTGTATCTCGTCCCTTGCTATCTGTACCAGATTAGCGATTATAACAGGTCTTGTTGCTGATGTAGTGCGGAAACCATATGACTTTTTAATCGCTCCCGTGAATGTGTCCGGCTGCTCTCTTACATACTGGCGATTATATCCCAATCTCGCTACCTCTCTAATCGGATATGTTGAGAAGTTAGCCTCTAAGCCTACAAGAGCAGTATTATAGTATTGTCCTAAGCAATATATTTGCCTTGAATACTCGTCCTCGTCGATATTATCATCATGTAATACTGCTACTTGCTCACCGGTTACATTATCTATTACATGAGCCGTAAAATAGTCGCTGCCTTCTCCGGCGGTATCTCCACCCAGAACATACGGTCTTGACTTATCCGGCTCTCTGAATATCTTAATATTGCCTCTGTCGCTGTCAATCCAACGGGCATTAGTTATATATTGGCCGTCATAATCATATGCAAAATAACCACGTTTCAGCGGCTTACAGCCCTGTAAATCATTAATACGCTTAATAATAATAGCTGTGTCAAACACACAAGCTCCTGTTGCAATAAAGGCTTCTTCCGGTGTTGATGGATACTCCTGCTTGAATAAATTGATGTCACCACCACAGTTATTTTTTATGCACCATCTACGCCATGACAACTGCTCATTAGTAAGATTATGTCTTGCCTTAAGCTCTTCTTCTTCCGCTGTCAGTTTAAAACCGTCATATGGTCGGCTATATTCCGCAAGCTCAAACCATGGGAAAAACACCGGGATAAAATCATTCTCACCGGCAACTGCTGAATCCCATAGACGCTTAAAGTCATCATATCCGTTTGCTGTACTCTCTATGATGACCATTGTTCCGGGCTGTGCAGGTACTGACTGCAATAGACCGTTAAGCGTTGCTATCTTGTCACCCGTCCAAAACGCGAACTCCGATATATGTACATTACTTAGAGTGTCGGAACGTCCTACTCCGTCACCGCCTGCCGTTGCACACTTGATACGGCTATTAAGTCCGATGCCGCCCTCACTCTTAGCCGGGCTGTCAAATATAATCTCTCTCGCATTGCTCGCTTTTCTCGCCGGTTTAAGCATATCCGGCAAATATGAATAAAACAGCTTGGACATGTTAAACAAGTTAGTTGTGGCATCGTCCTTGTGAGCTATTATCATACTGCTGATGTTAGGCTTGACCGCTGTCCGGTGAAATATTAACGCCTCCGTCAGCGTCGAGAATCCCATCTGTCGAGCCTTAAGAATGATTAATCGTATCGGCTTGCCCTGTCGTGCCTCGTTGCCAATTATCTTATATAATCGCTCTTGTGGCTCATTTAGCCGAAGCGGAACAATCCTATTATCCTTAGTCCTAATATGCAAAAATCGGCTTATATACTCTCTTGCGTTGAATATATTAATCATGTTATTAGTCATAATTATAATCGCCGTCCTGCTTGCTTAGGAACTGCTCATATGTAACCGTTGCTGTAATCTCCCGCTTATCAGTAAGCCAACCGGCCATCTTAGCGTATGTCTCCAACGCCTTAAGCTTATCATGCAGCCTTATAGTCATGCCGTACTTGTCTTGTCTGATGGACATGATAGCCGCCTGCTTGCTTGGATCTATCTCTGACGTGGGTATATACTTAAGCTTGCCGTTCTCATCAACCTCCGCATAGTCACAGATATTGGAAAACCCAACCGCCGCCAGTTCTCGAAGCACATCGTCTTGCGTTATCTGTAGCCGCTTGTTTCGCTCCGTCTGCAACTCCTTGATGTAGTCCTGTATGTCCTTCCGTTTAAGTAAGTTACGAGCATTACTGTTGCTTCTGCTTTTGTCCTTCTCGCCGTATGCTGCACTGTATGCCCTTGTTCCGTTGTAGTCAATTATGTATTCTTGGCAGAACAGTTGTTCCTTAAGTATTTTCTTTTCTGACGCTCTCATGTTCTCACCTCCTGCAATAAAAAAGCCCGGGCTGGTAAGCCGGGCAAAGAAAAGAATTAAAATGAAAGGGAAATGTATTTTATACGCCTATATATTACATTAATATAGTATCATATCCAGATGTTAGATTGTGTTATTATTGTGTTAGATTTTGTTAGGTCTTTTTGCGTTGTTTGCCAGGCATTCAAAATAAAAAGCTGTCAAAATAACACCTTAAACGCTCGAGATGCAGAAAGATATACAATAGATATACAACACCGCCGGAAAAGCCCGAGATTACGGCATCCGGTAAGCGTCACATCTTAATACTGTCTTAATTATTGCTACATTATAACGCAGCACCGCAAAAAAATAAGCGGCATCTCTGCCGCCTACCTAATTAATTATTGATACTCTTCAATAGTTCTATTGCCTCTGCCAATCGCTCCCGGTCATCGTCCATTAACTTGATAATGTAAGCACTAAGGCTCATGCCAGCCGCCGCCGCCTGAAGCTTATACTTGTCTCTTACGCCCTTTCCAACTCTTACCTTAATTTCTTCTGTTTTTTCCCGCAGATGTTTTTCCGTTGCTCTCTTCTGTGCCTCTGTATATTTCCGTCCCATACTCTCACCTACCTTATATATTGATTATAGCATTTATGTATATAGGGATATATATACACATTGCACAACAATTTCTTATTTTCTTTGTTGAATATGCCTATTGATTATATATCTCCCATATATTATAATAAGCTCATCAGTTAAGGAAAGTTGAAAAAACGAGAGAAAAAGAAAGCATAGAAGAGAAAACAAGAGAAAACATCAAATATCAAAAGAAAGGAAGAAAAAACATGAAAAACTACAAAGAACATCACACATCATTAACAAGAGGCTACATCAGAGTTAATCAGGAAGTTAAAGAAGAGTATAACGGCAGATTCGGCAAGGGTTACACAATAAAAAGACACAACCCTAACAGCACACAGTATTGTTACATTACTTATTACGTAGAAGCTTGAGAGGAGGAATAGGCGTGAAAATTACATTAAGATACGAACGCAAAAACTTTTTCGGGAACCGAGATTATACGGAAGATTGTATTATCTGCCGTAACTCGGAAACCGCACAAAATGCAGTGATGAAAGCTCTTAAAAAAGTATTAGATGGTACTAATAGTACAATGCTAATCACAGATTATAGCGGTAGCGATCTTACTATCTGGCAAGAATATAGCGACATAGACAGCGGTACATTAACAATGCGTAAATACGATGCACTTAATAGCTACACCGAAATCAAGATGCAAAAACAGATGTTAAGAAAGATATTAAAACATATAGCTCAATCTAATGATTATTAAGTAAGGAGGCACAAAAATGAAATATTTTACAGGAATTACAACAGAAACAATATTAGCAGAAACCTATCCCGGAACAGAACGCAACAAAGCAATAGTAAGATATAACGAATTATGTAAGCAATACCCACAAGCAGAACATGTTAAAAATATTGACAAAGCAAGATGGGAAAAATAAGCGTGGGTGATTTATTTCATGCCCCACCGGGACAAAACATAAAAAATAAAAAATTAAAAATAGGTATTGACATTATACGCTAATAGCGTATACTTAGATTAAATTAATAAGTTATACAGTTAAAGAATGGAGGCTACAAAATGGAAGAAAACAAAAAAGACAAAAAAATCATCGTTGATTGTGCTTATTGGTACGATGCATACCCCCACAACATAATTGCAGAGCTTGACGGAAAGATGTATATTATCCCGACACGCAACCGCAAATCTAACAATCTAAGCGACTTCCGCCTCGTCAAGCAGGTTATTGGCAAGGAATGTATGCGAGAATTCCCTGATTACGATTACATCACATTTGGACTTGAAAAGAAATCCGGCTATAACGTTGTATTAAGACGAGCAATAACAAAAAAAGAGCTGGAAGAACTGAAAAAAGAATTCTCACTTACTGATGATGATATATCAGAACCTTACGAATCTGTTCTGGGTGACGTATATGGAAAATACGCCAAGAAATATAAATGTATACAGGTTAAGGTGCCTGATTATGCTGCTATGGGACTTGCAACAAGATTAGGGAATAAGGGAATAGAAGCCGCAAACATTAACGTCGGAATTGTACAAATCAGAGTACCCGACTGAACGTTAAAAGAGTTCCGGACCCAAACCGGCATGAGCCAATCTGTATTTGCTTTCCATTTTGGGCTTTCCGTACGGAATGTGCAAGAGTGGGAGCAAGGAAATAAGGCAATGCCGCCATATCTACTTAACTTACTGGACAGGATATGGGAATTAGAGCACAAAAAAGGAGGAAAAAAGCAATGAATAATAAGAATTATGATTACAAAAAAGACCCACGTTATAAAATCGTGAACGAATTGGCTGTAAAATACAATATTGAGATACCTCTTCTGGTATGGGCTAGAATGAGTTTAAGAGAACTCCATAAAATCCTCGAAGAAGCCAAAAAAGAAGAAGTATCCGAATAACACTAATACCCCCGTTTCCGGGGGTATTTTTTTATAACAAATTTAATGCTTTTGAATGTAGTTGGCGTACATATGACACATTATATTTAAGCTCTGCGGCAATCTCTTTGTAGCTCTTATACTCGACATGGCGTTTATATAATATCTCAACCAGTATCGGATTTTTAAGCTCATGTATTTTATCAATTACAATGTGTCTTGTAATTATCAATTCCGCTTTTTTTCTGATGATTTCCGTTTCTATGTCTACAACATTTGCGACATCTGAAGCCAATTTATCACTTGTTGATGCTTGTACTCTTTCTCCGACTTTCGCCGTTATGCTTTCCGCATCTTCTCTAAGTCTAACGAGTTCTTTTTCCTTCTGCTGTATTTGCACATCTAACAGCCGGAGCTGATTAAGATAAGTATTTGCATTCTTCACACTATCACCTACCCTCAATCATTTTTAATAGCTTAACCATATCATAAAAATTACATGGGTCTAATCCGGTGCTTTCCTTTATCCTTTTCCTGTGCCATGTGACGGCGTTATAACTATAAGATATGCTTTTAGCCGCTCTTGTCATGTTTAAATTACTGTCGGCTAATGCTCTTATAAATACAATATCATCTGTTCTTATCCCTGGCATTAAACAGTCCCCCTTCGTTTTCTTCGTGTGCAGCCGTTATTTACTCGTTCTTTTTACTCACCAACTCGCCAGCACAAGCCGCATATCCGGCTATATCAATATAATTATCGGCTTTTTCGCTACCACCTGCAATCCTCGCTGTTTTAAGCAAAATCATCATAGCCCCAACATCGGCAGGACTTATATCAACAAGTCCGTTGTTAGATGTACATCTTGCTTTTACATAGCTTGTCCAAAATTCCGCTATTGTGGCAAAATTATCTTCCGGTGCTCCATACTGTTCTTCCCTATCTTTCGTTACTATTTCTTTTGCACTGTCTAAAATCTCCGCTCTTTTCATTTCAACGCCATCCTTCCTAACTGTCTTTCAACTTTATATTTTTTATACTCGTCAACTTCGTTTTCGGCTTTTAACATCATTGTGATCTGTGTAATCATAATCCAAACGTCCGCTAATTCCTCTAAACATTTTGTAAACTGATGCTTGCCGTAATGCTCATAAATCATTTTTCATCCCTTTTCTGTATTTACTAAAATCTTTTTCACTCGCTCTGTAAATAAATCTATTGTTACACCATCTTTGTAAATCTTTTGTTATTTTCGGGGCATCCGGCTTGTTATATATCATCACATATGGCATATAACCCAAATCTCTCACAGTATATACTCTATATAAATCCTCCTCATGCGTTGTATTGTAATTTGTAAGTATGTAAACACCTGTTTTTCTTTCATCAACACCTGTACTTTCTTTATATAATTTTAAGCCTTCAACAATTTTTCTTTCATTTTTCATCAAGTCAAAAGCAAAATGCACAGTTTTAACTTTTATTTGTGATAGCAATTTTATGTTGCTTTTCGTAACCAAGCGTGCATCAAGCCCTTGTGTAAAATCAACTGTTGCTTGACTATCCCTAAGTTGTTGTAATAAGTTTATGTGTTCATTGCAGGCTAACAAATTTGGATCGAGAAGTTTTATGTATTTCTGTCCGCTCCAAAATTCTGATAAATTTGCTACTTTTACAGATTTCCTACCTTCTTTTTTGCTGACAATGCAAAATGGGCAGTTGTTAGGACATCCTCTTGTTAAAAACCCATACGCTGTATTTTTTGTTAAATTGGGATATAAACTATAATCGGGGTATTGGTGTTCTATTTCGCCCGGCAATCTATTTTCTAAATCATACCCAGTTCCTCCCTTGATTATTTCATCAGCATTTATCGCAGTCAAAAAATCATCTGTATATGTATTGTCAAACACTCGACTCATATATACTTTATCGTAGTGCTCAAACAGATTACACCACTCAACACAATCGCCTTTCGATTTATGGTACGCTGATATTTTCATAAGACAGAGGTTGGGGAAATTATGACTATCAACATCAATTAAGCCTATTTTCATCCGTTTTATTCGTCCTCCGCTAATCTTAGTAATTCTACAATTCGGGCTACAATCAACTGGCGTTCAAAATTTTTAAAATCATCCTCACTACCAGTATAACTAAAATCGGGTAACCAACCCCTTGCAATAGAACTAAGTCGATTAGCTAAGACAGCATTTGACATAGCATCTATTTCAGCTCTGCATTTATCATAGTCCTCTTGTTCGTATGTCACTATCGTTTCAACTATCATAATATCTTCTCCCCCCCAATCAATCCTCTGTCTGCATGATAACTCGGTTATCCCTTCTAACCTCAAACTTCATTCTTCATCACACCCTTGTATCTATTTAAGCAGTCTTGCAATGCCGCTATAATAGTATAATTAAGCATATTAATCTTCTCTGGTTCGTTTTCCATTCTGTATTTGAGCTTAAATATCTCGCTATCTAAAGCCTTGCTCAATTTCAACGGCTCTAACGGATTATTTATATCATTAAGCCACTGTGCTTCATACTTCTGTTTCATTTCAAGTGCTTCCTTTGCTTTATCCAACCAATCAAAATCATCTGATGTTAATTGATACTCTATTGTTTCATCATAGTTGTAAGTTGAAGCCATAACATCATCAATACATTTAATTGCTTCTTCCTCTGTCATTCTTCCTCACTCTCCCTAAAATCAATAGCCTGTCCGCAATTATAGCAATACTTAGGGGCTTCGTCATAAAAAAACGGCTGTGAACAATTAGGGCACATATTCATACCACTTTCATAATCAAGTTCTTTTTTCTTCGGTATCTGCTTCTCAAGTGCTTCGATTGCCATATCAAATGCCGCAGCATAACTCATTGAATATTCCCATTCAACCTCTGCTATTGCGAGTTCAATCTGTTCTATCGCTTCTTTCGGTGTCATTCTTACTCCCTCCTCCTTTTCAACTCTCTTTCCAGCTCTTTAATACTGCATTTCGCCAGCTGTTCCTTTCGCTCTGTGTATTCTTTAGGCACTCTGGGCGTTTTCTTCCGTCCTCGGTATTCTTCCGGTGTAAGGTCGAACAGTTCAAAATCTCCTTTATTTCTGATACTGCCGTCCGGTAAAAGCACCCACCACATATTATTTATGTTGTGATACACTTTTCCTCTTGCAAGGTATCCGCTCCAATCCCTGAAATACTTTGTTTCTCCGTTGTATATTGTCTTTTCATCTCGGTCTTTGTTATTGTAGCCGTATTCGGATGTTTGACCATCTACCTCTGAAAGTGCAAAAGGTTCTTTTTGTGGGTGGTGCCAGCTGCGTATGTAATCCTCAATGATAAATTCTTCACCTTTTTTTGTGTTCAGCTGGCATGTAACGGTATATCCCTTTTCTTCAAAGAATTCTTTTAATTTCATTGCTGTTATTTCGTATTGTTTGCCTATCAGATACGGCATTTTCTTTCTTTTATCAAAGTCATAGCATCCACCGTTCGGGTTTTCATGGTTTATATTCTGATAGAATTCAATTCTATACACATTGTTGTGCCACTCGGCTTTAAATTCCAAATCTCCATATCTTCCATAGCGATGGTATTTATTTATTGCGGGGTAGAGCTTTTTTATCGCTTTGTCTTCGGATACATAAAATCCAATAGACCCCATAAACCTCATTAATCCTCTGAAATCATCCCAGAATAGATTATTTTCTGTTTTTGCACTCCAAGGCAGTGCCTTGTCTCTTTGTACACTCCAGCGTGTATCATATATGCTTACATTAGGCATGGTATCACCCCTTTACAACGATTTTTTGGCTACATCTATGATGATTGCTGTGTAGCTGTCCATATTGACATTGACCTTATGAGTTCCGCCGCCTTTATATGTGATAGTCACTATCTCATGGTCGTCGAGCTCGCAGGATATAACTTGTTCCCTCGTCTGTGCTAATAATTCACCTAAGTTATGTACAAATAGTTTCCTATCATTCAATGCTTCTTTTCCGTTCATAAACATTGCCATTGTTTCATTTGCTTTCATCTTTCTTTCCCCCTTAAAACGGCAACTTTCGCTTGTTTACCCATACGCTGATGTTGATTATTAGGCGTTGAAAAAATCCTCTTATCATAATTCCAGCTCCTTGCACTCCGGACAGTACGCCGTAATATTTCCCGAAACCGTCTTTCTCTATCATCTTGCATTTCTCCTTAGAACGGCAGATCCGGATCGTCAAGCTCTACTTCCGTAAAGCCTTCCGATTCCGTTTCCTTTGCCTGCTTCTTGCTTTCAGCAAAGTACTGTTCTTCAACAACGACCTCAGTTGTTGTTCTCTTATTGCCGTTGTTATCGTCCCAATTCCGAACCTGTAAACGACCCACAACCGAAATCATCTGACCTTTTGTTAAATACTTTTCTGCAAACTCGCCCTGTTTGCCGAAAGCAACGCAAGGAATAAAATCTGCATCCTGTTCGCCCTGGCGTTTAAATCGTCTATTAACCGCAAGTGAATATCTGGCAATAGCCATAGGTTCTGCCCCCTGCGAATACCTAACCTCTGGATCTCTTGTTAATCTCCCCATCAAGATAACTTTATTCATTGTCCTACCTCCAAGCTTAATTTTTCGCTATTTTTTATTAACAAAGCCTTGACCGATGTCGGTATAGCTTCAAAGTCTTTTCGCTCTTTAACTTTCGCTTTATAGCTTCGCATAAAGTTACTTGCAATCACTGTTTCGGCACTCTCATCATCAGCCAATGCCCATTCTCTGAGCACATTAGCACTGCCGATTGTAGCTTTTATATCGTCAGGAAGTCTGTCAAACTCTTCGGTTGAGTGATAAGCACTATTCCTAATCGCTGTTTTGACAAGTCCCCACGCTTCAACTTCGGATAATCCTTTTTTTGCTGTAAACTGTCCTATTCTCGAAATGACATCCGCTATCGTTGGGGGATATGGGCTTGTTGCTATCAAAGCTTTAACAGCAGCGTTTACAAGCACAACCGGGTATTCCTCAAGCATTGTATGCCATAAGCTAATAGCCTTCCCGATTTCATCTTCTGTTTTACCACTGTAATATCTGGGATAAGCAGTCTTAAAAACTGCCAAAATCGCTGCTGTATCCGCTTTCGTCATTGTTCTCCTCCTCCTCTTTCAGCTTGTAATACATATCCATAAACGGATTACCACTACTACCGCCTCCGCTTGCTCTCGGCTTATTGTCATAATTACCGTCAAGCACCTTCGCCATATTGGCATCTTTTATCAGCCAATCAAAGTTAGCAGTCCAGTTATTATTATTCGCTCCGGTCAAAAAACTGCTTTCGTTGGCTTTTTCGAACAATCGTTGGAAATCATCAATGCCATAATGATTGAGCCTTGCTCTTAAAGCCTTCTTCCGGCTTTCAGAAAGCGTGGTACACTTAGGCAACGTCACGCAAGTGGCGTTATACATATCAGCTATTAGCTGATAACTATGTTTTTTATTAACATCAACATCTTCATCAACATTAACATCTTCATCAACATTAACATTAACATCTTCATCAACATTAACATTAACATCTACATTATCAGGTTGTTTTGCTTGTTTTTGCTTTTCAAAATAACCATTTGCTTGTTTTGCTTGTTTTTGTTCATCAAAACAACCATTTGCTTGTTTTGCTTGTTTTTGTGCGTTGGTATTCCCCTTTGGTGCTCCGCCGTTTTTTCCTGCTTCCTTGCGTTTTTCAACGGTTTTTTCGTATTTTTCCGCATCTCTGTCGAGCTGTTTTTTGATAAACGCAAATGCCATTAACACCATTCCGTTAAGCTCCGGTGCTACACCTGTTTCGGTGTACTCAAAAATAGCCATAATAAGCTGTCCTGCTTCTTCGTAACTAAGCAGTTCAAACTGTTCTTTATATTCGTTGTATAAAACAAAGCTGTTTTTCATTTATGTTACCTCGCTTATCTATATTTCTGTCCTCGGCTTTTCTGAATACTGTTTTTCCGCAGCCACTTTGATTATTTTGCTATCGTCTGAATACGCTATGCCGTTTAAGGCATCCAGTACCGACTTTATCAAATTATCTATATCAGGCTTTTTTGTATGCTTTAACCTACCGCTTAAAATCTCCGCTCTTTGCTTTTTAGAATAGCTTTTTGGTATTGGCATATAAAATACTATGTTTACTTCCAAAGATTGTTCTGACGGCTGAATACTGCCGTATTTCGCCACCCAACACATTTTGACGTATTCCTCATATTCCTGTGTCTTTTTCGGTGTGTATGTGCCGTATCTGCCTAACCTCGGTCTGCCTTTTGCAACTGGTACACCGTCTATTTTTAATTGCTTCATATTCGACCTCACAAATAGTTTTTGCCTATAAGCTGTATAAACTCCTGTCTTGTATGTCCTGCTTCTTCATAAGCCATTTGGCAAGCCTGTTTAAGCTCCATATCTAACTCATGACCATTCTTTCCATGTACTCCGCTTGTTCCTCTGTGATATTCAGGTATCAACCAGATCCAAAAACCGTATTTATCGGAAATAGCTCGTCCCTTAACGCCATAGTAACAATGGTGCTTTTCTAAGTTGTCGGTTCTGCCGGTTATGTAACATTCTTTTTCTGTGCCCTGCAAAACAGATACTTTATGACTTCCGTTCACTGTCCCACACCCTTTTCATTTCTTCTAACTCTGTCGGTGTCAATGTTTCTATGCCTTGTTCTTTGCAATCATTTACAACGGCATCTATCAGCCTTGACATTTGTTTTGTATTGTAACAGCTACTTCCGTAATAAAAGTTGACTAATACAAATCCTTTATGCTGTCCATGGTCTAATCTGTCCGCTATCCAGCCTAAACCATGTGACTTCCACATATATATCATTGTATCGACCGCATTTTCGTCAATCTCGACCGTCCGATAGATACCGAGGTCTTTTATGTATTCCCAGTAGATTTCTTCTTTCTTTCGGTTTAGCTTTTCCGCAAGCTCTCCAACCAATGTCCAGAAGTAGCTGTTGGCATTAAGGCTTCTTTTTTTGCGGTATTTACTTATCTTTATTGTAAGTGCTTCTCCCGCTTGCTCCAAAGCCGCCCTGATTGCGTTTTTATCTTTGGTGCTTAATCTATCGACCATAAAGGAAACCTCAGTCTTGCCACTCTCAAGCGTTTTAAACGATATGCTGTTTTCTGCTTTTAAAGTTGCAAGACCTTCCATTTTGTTACCCCTTTGTTTTTGCTAACTCTGTTTCTATCCTTGTTATAACATCCTGTGCTTTTATCCTCGGAAGATAGATTATATTTTTAACACCCTGTTTCTTTAAATAAGCGTCCAGTTTATCCCTCTTGCCAGAATAGTATTGATTGAGCTTTGCAATCTGTTCTTCTGTTGCATATTCAGTTTCCGGCCCGTTTGCATTATACTTAGTTCTATCTTTTTCATAGTAAACATCTGCCGCCATACCTAACGCTTTACACGCTACCGATATAGCATCTGTATACGCCATTTTAAAAGCTTCGTCAGAAGTATCAGGATTTTCCTTAAAGACATTGACAAACATAGAGCCACCGACACCAATAATCGGCTTGCTCCACTCGCCGCCCTGTTTAACGTACAGATTAATTTCTACAAATGCGGCTTCTTTCCCATCTGGACCTTTTTCCATCCATCTGTTAGTTATTTCTGTATACCAACCGAAGCCACAAACCCCAAAGAGTTCCGTTAATTTCTTAATTCGCCACATCGGGTTTACATCGGTAAAACCATTTAACTTTCCTCCCGATATTTTCTTTTTTGCCTCCTGTGGTACTTCTTTTAATCTATTGTATATATCCATATTACCCATTGCTTACACCTCTTTTATCTCTGCATTTATCCTTCTGCAAAAATCGTTAAACTCTGTGATGTACTCACTTGATACCGTTACCATATATGTTGCTTTAACCGATTCTACGTTTATATCATCTAAAATATCATCTAATGTTTTTGCTTTAGGCTTTACAGCCGTTTCTTCCACATCTCCCGGTTTTGCAACAATCTTGTGTGCCTCTTCCACCTTTATAAAAGCCTTTGAAAGATTAAGCGTAATTTTATAAGCATTAAGCAGCTCATCGGTATGTGTTTTTGTTGCAGCTATTACTTCCAAATCAACGCACACACTATCAATATAGTTCTTAACCTTATCCTTAAGCTTTTTATCGCTGTCTGATAGATTAATCTTTATTCCTGCTTTGGCATAATCAAGCCATTCACAATTCTTTTCTTTTTTATATGCGTCAAAGTATTCGATTAAATCAACTTCTCTTTTAGTCCTTAAGTCACTTTCGACATCTGTTATTCTATCTTTAAGCTGTTTATCGGCATTCTTAAATTTATCAGATACACAAGCCTTATACACTTTTTCAAAATCTTCATACGGCTTAAGCACTGCCTTTTTAACAGCTTTTCGTTGTTCTTCAAGCACTTCAAAATTTTTTGTAAGCTCACTTCTCGTTGCTTTTATTTCCTTTACTGTGCTTTCGTCACACACAAGACTTAATGCAAGCTTTATTTTGTCATCAATCATAGCAGATACATCTTGTAGATGTTCCTCTATCTTTGGGAGCTGTGACACATTCATTAGTTCGTTCATTCCATAACCTCCGCTATTTTAATATCAATTTCCACAAGAAGCTCTAAGAGTTCGTGTACTGATAAAAGTTCGATACATTCAATGTGGTAACGCTCGTCATTGATTTCTACAAACTGTTCACCTTCCAGAATAGCTTCTTCGCAGTATTTACACTGATAAACTTCTTTAGGCTCTGGCTCGTTCGGGCAACCTGCTTTGTGAGGGTTGCTGTGGCAATATTCGCACATCAAAACTCCTCCTCTTTAACATTGGGCTTAGAGAGTTTAAGATTGGCTTCAAGCTCTGTCACACGCTTTTCAAGCTCAATTCTTTTGTTTTTCTCGCTTTCGTAAAGCTCATACCACTTTTCTGTTTGGTTGCACTCTCTAATCTTGTCCATAAGACATTCATTTGTTTTAAGTAAAAAATCTTCAAATTCAGTAAGCTTCATTATAAAACCTCTTTTCATTCCGCAAATAATTGTGCTATACTATAAGTGCGTTTTTGTGTCTGCCGCTCACTGGGATTGCCGTCCCGGAGCGGCTTTTCTTCTTTCATATTCTTGTTCCGATCGACGCATAAATTCGTCTTTGTGTTCTTCGTAGTATTTTTTCTTGTATTCCTTAATCCTTTCTTTATTTTTGATTGCGTATTGACGTTTATACTCTTTCTGCTTTTCTGTATACGGTTTTGTTTTCGTTTTTTTCTTTGGTTCTTTTGCTTTAAGCTCTTTATCTGTAGGACAACCTGCGTTACTTAACATAAGACCTTCTTTCGCTGTCTGGGAACCATTGTATTTACAATCATCGAATATACAGTTGAAGCAGTCCATATCACAAATTTTCTTAGGCATTTTGATAACCTCAATCCGTTTTTTTAAACTGTGTACACGCTACTCCTCGCCCTCTTTCATAACAAAGCACTGCGTAATAGCACTTTTTACAGTCGTTTGATAGCTTCTTTTTCTTCTTTTTCATTTTCGCTTTAACACTCCCTCGTAGCTCCCTAAACTGGCAGCTCCCCATAAAAACTCGTCTAATATTTGCTCGTGTTTTTTCTTTTTCTTAATTTCGATTTTCTTCAACTCCTTGATTAATTCTTTTTCTTCCGGTGTTATGTCCCGAAGCTTGTCCATCACTCACCCACCTTTACAATAATGTTGTTGTGCTGTTTACGCTCTCTGCTTAACTCTCGTTTAAGTCGTTCGCAAGCCCATTTTTCGGACACAAGCTCCATCAGTAACATCAAAATTCCAAATAAGATGTAGACAAAACCGCCATTGTCGTTTTTAATTATTAATCCTGCACCGATTAAAAACCAAAGTGCTGTATATCCGATTGTTATTAGTGCATCTTTATGTTTCTTCATTTTCAACATCCTCAAATTTCAGAGTATCATCAGCATACATTGCAATTTTCACTCTGAGTGCTTCTCTGAGTTTCTCCGGAATTTCCTCCTCGCTTATTTCGCTAAGAATTGCCACACAGAAATCAGTCATAATTCTTACCGTATTTTCCTTGCTTTTTAACATTGTTTCATACGTTGTCATTGTTATCCCCCTATTATTTTTATTACGCTGCCTATCCCATAGCCGATGAACCATGCTACTACTGCCCACAGCATAAGGAGTATTATTATTGCTGTCTTTTTCAATGCTGTTCCTTTCCTGCAAACCTGCTCGCCAGTTCTCCGGCAACATCTGTTACAAGCTTGCTATAATCAATATTTACTGTCGGTGGTGGCTCATAGCCATCAATCTTAATGCCTAAGTATTCATATACTTTAGGCGGTAACAGGCAATAACTTTTCTTGTCTGTGCCGAGTGTTACGGCTATTGGTAACTTTCCGCTTTTTATTAAGTTCCTTAAATTCTCTGCCGAGTAGCCTGTTATTTTTGCTAATTCGGGTATACTTGTCATTTAATCACTCCCTTTTAACACCCCAGATGATTTACAATATCCCTTATCATTGCCGTTCCGCTGTCCATAGCTACGTTAATTTTTCTTTTGCCACTTGCAAAAACGGCTGTTACAACTTCAAGCGTTGGGTCGTAGTCCAGACTTACTAAATCGTAAGCATCTCTTGTAAGCTGTAATACTTTGCAAAGCTCGTTACAAATTTCGGTTTTGTTTTCCATTCAATCACCTCCTGTTGCTCTTTAGTCCTCTCTTCGCTATACTTATAACGAAAGGAGGGTTGTATATGGATTTTAAAGCCGAAGAACTTGCGATTGCCTTTGCTCAAGCTAAGTTAATAGATTTACTCAACAAAGACTGTGATATACCGCTTGAAAAGCAAATTGAGTATTTCTATAACACGCTTGAAACTTTCGTCTTTGAAACTAAGACCAAAAAATATATTTAAAACTCTTTGTCTCCTGCTCTACGCTTTATCTTTTTTTCAAGGTAATACATTACCATTTCAATCTCTGAGCAGGAGATTTTATTATTTACAGCAACCTGCAACATTTCATCGGCTATCTTCTCAAGTCTTTCTCTGTTACTTTCCAACCCTTCCACCTCCTGTTAGAGGACTTTATTTCCGATGTTGGTATCGACTAACCTCTTTAATTCGTTCATAGCAACGCCCATTTCGTTATAAGTAAGCCCTGCCGATACCGCCACTTCATACATTGCATTGATGGCATCGGTTATTTTTTCCGGCGTCGTATAAATTGATAAACCCATCAGCTCGCCTCCTTATTCTTTTTTGCCATGAGCATCATTCCCTCTGAAAAGGCTAATACTCTATCTTTGTCATGTTCGTTGAGTAGCATTAATGCTTCTTTTACATTTGCTACTATTTCTCTGTCTTTTTTCTTCATTTATTTTCACCTCACTTTATGATACACTCCTTACAAGGAGGTATTTATATGACACAAAAACAACTTGATTTTCTTACTGCTATATACAAGAACGACCTAACCCTCAAAGAGATATACAAAAAAGCTAACATCTGCTATGAAGATTTCCTTGAAATAACACGCACAAAAGATTTCTTCGATATTTATGTAGTTGTTTATGAAGGCATTAACCTTGACGACACTCTTTTCGGGCTTACCAATGCCGGAATTGAAGCTGTCGAAAATTATTTGTTTAATGTTAAAAAGAATAAATTTCATAAGACAACTACTATATTAGCTTTGGTTATTTCGCTATTGTCATTAGCAGTAAGCATATATTCGCTATATTCACAGCACAACTTAGAGTTAAAACTATCCGAAGTTCAAACAGCTGTTTTTCTAAAAGATTGTTCTTGTGTTCAAGCTCCTCTATTTCCTTATTGGTGTGATTGAGAACTCTTTCAACAATAGGAATTTTAAGTGCTTCTACATCTTCTTCTAACTGCTGATAAAAGAAGTCTTTATTCATCTTTTCACCTCGCTTTCGTTTGTGATATAAATATATCACATTTGAAATTATATGTCAATACTTTTGATATAAACATTGACTTTTTTTATCATTTGTGATATATTAGTTTCAGATAAGCTAAGAGGAGGTGTTGAAATGAATGAACGTCTAAAAGAATTAAGAAAATCATTAAAAATGAACCAAGCTGAATTTGCAAAAGCGTTAGGTGTCGGTCAATCATCATTGGCAATGATTGAAACAAATAGGCGACCTTTAACAAATAAAAATATAAAATTGATTTGTGCTGAATTTAATGTAAATGAAGAATGGCTTCGTACCGGAAAAGGTGAAATGTTTGTTATTCAAAGCAAAGAGGAAGAGTTAGCAGCTTTCTTTGGTGACATTCTTAATGATGGCAGTTCATTTAAAAAGAGGTTTATTTCTGCCCTTGCCGCTTTAGATACAGAAGATTGGGAAGTAATAGAGAAATTTATAAACTCTATTATTGCAGAAAAAAAAGAAAGAGGAGAGCTTTAACGCTCCCCTCTAACAACATTTAAGTGAATTATAAATATGTACACAATTCGTAATTGTTTTTCGCTCAGGTCTTTTAGTTGCTTCTTAATCATTAGTTTGTAATCCATAATCAACTCCCCTTTGCATTTTTAGTAATATTTAGGCGTTTTTAGGTACTATTACTATTGACAACTTTTGGCGTTGTTTATAGTATTAATTTATAAAATCTTTACTTATTTAATGGTTTCGTATTGACTTTGTACGATATTGGATTTACAATCTATTTATAGAAAATATTGGTAAGTTAATTCCATTATATACCTAAATTTTACATTGTCAACCATTAAAAGATTTTAAATATTACATTATGGGGGAAAATGTTATGAAAAAGAAATTTTTAGCTTTATTTTTATCATTCAGCATGATGTTTGGAACTGTACCTGCTTATGCTCATAGCGGCAGAACGGATTCAGCTGGCGGTCATCATGATTACAATAATGTAAGTGGCTTAGGCTCTTATCATTATCATCATGGTTATCCGGCACATCTCCATAAAAACGGAGTATGTCCATACGCAAGTAATACAACAACAACCAAACCAGCTACAACAACAACTAAACCGACTACAACAACTTCCAAACCGACTACAACAGCTCCCAATGTATCTACTGTAACGGCAAACGACAATCGTATAGCTGTAACACGAAATAGTATCACCGTTTATGTGAATAATAATAAGATAAATGCTGATAACTTCGTATACAACGATACAACATATATTCCGATTAGAGCTGTTGGAAACGCTTTAAACGCAACAATAGATTATAATGCAATAACAAAAAGTGTTAATATAACAGTTCCAAAACAGACTAATACCGTTGTTCAGACAGTTGAAAAAGATGATATTACAATGAGCAATTATGTTATTGCCACTGCTTATGCCTCTAATATTCAACAAACCATGTTATTTATTCTTGATAATTTAGAGCAATTACCTAAATCAGCTGACAAGGAAACCTTTGACACACTTGAAAACAACCTTAACATTTTAAAGAATTATGCTGATTTTATGTATCAGTGCAACATAGATGTACTTTATCCTTTAGCTGACTGTGCATATAGTATTATTGATAACGCAGAGCGTTGCGAAAATCTTACTCGAAATAGTACTATTAACGAAAATTTTTATAATCAGTACAGTATATACTACGAAAAAGTTATTGATGCAGTTTTTAGTGGTTGCAAGATTGCTACTGATTTAAACTTTGAAGCTATTGACTACGCTGTAAACAAATAACCATGTTGCCAACCTCGGCAATATGGTCACAAAATAAAAAAATCCTCCTGTATTAGCAGTACAGAAGGATTAAGGAATAGCGGTTGCGTGAACCACTACAAAGAACACATTTAGTATATCACATGACCGCTTTAATTTCTACTCTTTTTTTAGAATTAAGGAGGTCTTTTTTTTATGAAGCGATTACCTAACGGAATGGGTGCTGTTGTAAACCTCGGAAACGGCAGACGTAAACCATATGCCGCTCGTATTAGAGCTGGGATAAGTGCGAAAGGAGGAACTATATATAAATACCTCGGATATTATTCGACTAAACAGGAGGCTTTACAGGCTTTAACGGACTATAACAAAAATCCGTATGATCTTACAGCCGCAGAAGCTACCGTTGCGGATATGTGGGAAGTATTTAAACAAAGAAGATTTAAGGAAATATCAAAAAGCGGATGCAATATATATACTGCTGCGTATAAGCATTTAAAGCCGTTGCATAACACTCCTATAAAGGACATAAAAACATATCAGATACAAAGCCTGATTGACAACTTAGATAGAAGCTGGCAGTCAAAGAGCCATGTCCAAACCTTGATGAACCAACTCTTTAACATTGCAATGGAACTTGATATTGCAACAAAAAACTATGCAACATTCGTTAAGGTTGGGGAAAAGCCGCAATCAACTAAACATAAGATGTTTACACAAGAAGAAATAGACAGGCTGTTTAAAGCTGTGTTTGCGGAAGAGTTTGCTGATACTGTTTTAATTCTTATTTATACCGGAATGCGACCTTCTGAACTGCTTAACGTGCGTATATCTGATGTTCATATTGAGGACAGATACATGGTCGGAGGAATGAAAACCAAAGCCGGCAAAGATAGAGTAATACCGATCAACGACAAGGTATATCCTTTTATTCTTAAGAGATACAATACCGACAACAATTTTTTGATTGAGCATAACGGTCTTGGCGTTTCTTATCCACAATATAAAAAGGCTTTTTTAGAGCTTATGGCAAGATTAGAAATGGAACATTTTCCCCACGATGGCAGACATACGTTTGCTTCACTTGCCAATACAGCAGGAGTAAATGAAACCGCCGTCAAGCTAATAATGGGACATACTTCACAGGATATTACCGAGAGAGTATACACTCACAAAGCAATCTCCGAATTGTTGACAGCGGTTAATCAAATTTAATATTTCAAACTTTTTGTTTTATGATGTGTATATCGTTTGTATATTTTCTAAGCTGTTTTAAACTGTTTAAAAGATTGTTGAGACTCTATGAAATGTGTATTCCATAAGGTTCGTTGTTGTATGGTACAATGGTTTGCTTAATGATACTTTAAGAAATCAAATTTTCACAAATCTCGAAAACCCTTGATTTTACTGGCTTTTACGTTTTGTAAAATTAATTTTGTATATCATTTGTATATCTTTTTTCAATTTTAAGTTTTTGGAAAAACGATATTTTATTTATTAATTGCGGTCATGTGATATTAAAACAGCCCCCGAAGGAGCTGTTTTTTATTTACACACTATATATTCATAATATAGTGATGTTTTATTTTTAACTGCATCTTTATCGTATAACCAAGCTTCTGTCATGTCCGCCCATGCGTTCGGTGTATCACCTACACCGTATTTCTCTAATGCTGCCGAATAATCAGAATACAGCATATTCATTACCGCATAATATAACGCAGTAGATACATCTGTTATTCCTCTTGCGTTTCTGACATTTTCGATTTCGTCCATGCTCCAATGCTCTCCGGTTGTACCATCTGAGTTCTTCATATGATGAACCCACTTTTCGGCAAGTTCCGGTGTCATTTTTATATAATGGTCTGTTTTTTCGTCTTTCAGATTTTTATAAATCTCCGATAAATAAAACAGCTCTTCAATATCTTTTAAACAAAAGTGGTCTTTTTCTAAAATCTCATCGATTTCGTGTTTAATTCTGTTCATCAGTTACAGCCCCCTTTATTATATAATCACGCAATAAATCAATATCATTTTTGTTAAATGCGACATTGCCGATTATAGGTATCTTAGCCTTAAAGCCTTCTTCCGGCATCTTCTCTTTCATTATATCGAGTAACATTTCTATTTCTATGCTATCGCCGTCTATGATGCCCAGCATATTTATAAATGCGTTATCTTCTGCTTTTTTAATGGTGTTTGATAATAATTTTATTGCACACGCACTAACTACTGATACACCATATTTTTTTACTTGTGTTTCGTCCTTTAACTGCGGAAATATTTCATTATCAATATATAACGCTATTCCCTGTTCTACCTGCTGAATTTTTACCATGATTATACCTCCTAAAAAAGAGGGGCTAAATGCCCCTCCTTAGTGTAGACCTCAACAGCAACATTCGGCCGGAAGAGGGTTATATGTTTTCTGTGCAGTTGTCGTTGTGCCTGTTGTAACATCTGCAACCATCTTAGGATAAAATGTTGCATTGACGTATGTAACAATCGAATTGTCCGCACACTGTCTTTCCTTCTTTTCGCAAGCAAGTCTTTCAGAAAGCATTGAAAAACTATCCTTTGTAGCCTGATTCTGTACAGCCTGCTGACAAATAGCTGAATTGATTGACTTGACCTGTCCATCAAAATACTGGTACATTTCAAGCAGTTTCTTGTCTGTGTAGGTATTTGCATCTCTAAGCTTTACTTCATTGTTTAGAGCCGCAATTTCAAGGTCTTTCTGCTGGATCTGCTTTGCGTTTTCAAGCTGTAAATCAAACTCATAACGGTTTACAAAATGATCTTCACTGCAACACGTCTGTGCCGGAGCTACTCCGCCGCCAAGTCTGCTAAGTATGTCAAGACCTGCAAGAGATAAACCTGTTATGCCTGTTGCTAAGCCTGCCTTTGCTACTCCTGAACTTCTTTTTGTTGTTTCTTCTACAAGTGCCATACTACATTCCTCCTTTAAGATTAATAGCAGAAACCAAGTAATTGATACAACACTCGGTTTCCATTTCCTTGTTACTTACAGTATATAATACTATCTATCTTAAAGTGTGCCATGTATATGACATTGTTTAACCTCTAAAACATAATGCACGATTTTATTAACTATTGATGTATACCGCCTTGCTACTGTGCGGCGGCTGGTATGTAATTCTGCCGCAATATCCTCTTGATACCAACCCTTACGGGCTAAATTAATCACCGCTAATTCTTCGTCAGTAAAATCTATATTGTCTATAAACTCTTGCCATTGTTCCTTGTAGTAGTCCAAACGTTTCATTTACTCACCCTTCCGTTATTCAATTTAATACCTGTATGTCTTTCCTACACCACACGCTTCATATATCTTCATTCTCTCGTCATATGACGGATTATAACCATGCTGTTGCATAAAGTCATCTATTGCTCTTTTATACGCCATTGACTTTGCACCTCTTACGCCTTCCGGATATGATACATTTCCAAGCACATCTTTTATACTTACATATGTATCTACGTCCATAAAGCTTTGAACCTTTTGATAAGATGGTTGATCGTAATAACTCTTAGCAACAGAAGGAGTAAAATATGCAAATCTGTCTCTAATATCCGCTGAAATTTCTTTATCCTTTGTATAACCTAAAGAGTTTAGATATTCGTCAAACTCTGTCGCTTTCATAGCAGATTTTTCATCTTTATTATATATATCGGAATACCCTTCGTATATCTTCATAAAATCGGGATAGCTAAGCTTATATTTTTTGTTGAGTTCCTTAGCATCTTCCTGTCTGCTGTCAGATAAACCTGATATTTCAGGTATATAATTTGCCGCATATTCTTTGTATAACTTATCCTGATTATTTAGCATTTCCTTAGCAATGTTGTTCTTCTGCTGCTTAAGCTTACGGATTTTCTTATTCTTTTCCGCAATAGTCGCATTAGAATTAAGAATTTCCTTCTCCTGCTTTGTCAAGTCAGAAATCTGTTTCTGTGCCGATGCGAAATCACTCTCAAGCTTTTCTTCCGGTGTTCTATAATCAGAGGGTAGATTTTCCCTTATATCTCTATCATTCGCAGCTTTTGTAATTTCTTCTTTCCTATCATAGAAGCGGTCAAGATTATAGTTGGAATATGCACTATCGGTTGTAAACCTGTTTTTAAATGGCTGTACAAAGCCTGAATACAGCGAGTTTTTAAGTGTTTCATTTTCTGTTGCACCTTTGTTTTTGCCCGATGTAAGTCCCTGCACAACATCACCTGCATAGCCCAAATAGCTATCCATAAGATAATCTATCGCCATAGGACTTTTAGCCCAATCCGGCAAGAATGGAACTTTGTTCGTTTTATTCGCTATTCCTTTTGCAATACCTGATGTGTTTATATCGTACTGATATTCCGGCGATACATCGGTTAAGTTTGACGGTATTATCTTGCCGCCATGCCAAGCTGTATTTGTGCCAAGCCTTCGCATTGAGCCTAAAATATTATCTCCTAATATATCAGGTGGTGCAAAGCTGTTTACGAGCGTATCAGAATATCCGTCAAATGCTGTTGGCAGTGTTTCTTTTAATGATTTATTATCACTTTCGCTTTCGTCTAAAGCACGAATAAATCGTTCAAATGACGCACTGAATAAGGCTCCGAACTCTCTTGATTTAGGTATTCGGATAAATGTTTCCGGATAACCGTATATATCAATCGCTCCGGCGTAGTTAGGTAATAGATAATAATTATCCTTAACACCGTCTTTGACATCTTCCCAGTGTGGATTATCCTTGTTGATTAGATATACCAACAACGTCGGTAAAAATACACTTGCCGTTGCTCTGACAGTAGTTTTTATCGGATGTGCTTTTATTTGTCTTAAAGTTCTGTCTGCACCCTGTAAGCCTGCATTGAAGTACGGCACCCACGCATTAGCAAGTGCTGATAACTGAGCCGTTCTATTAAAGTTTACAGTAACATCGGCAGCATTAAGCGAAGCCTGCAAACGTCCTGCATCGGTATTTCCAAGGTTTTCGATAGTATTGAGATATTCGGCATAACGAGGTAATTTTTCCGTAAATTCTCCTAAATCAGCAATTAAATCAATGGGCTTCATCAAAGTGTCACGCACTTTATATATTCCTTTCTTGCCGTATCTTTTTTCCTTATACATATTGTTATACATATCACTGCCATAATATCCGTTCTGTGAGCCGCCTAATGCCCTATACTGGTCGTAAGTGTCAGAACCTTTTATTACATCTCTTATAGCTTTAACATAGTTCTTAGCCGCCTGTGCTCCGTTTTTAGCAGAGTTATTTATTGCATAGGTTTGTGCATCTCGAATAATATTGGTCAATGCAAACAGGGGATTATAACCCGTTGTTGCCGCTTTCATAGGTGCCGTTGCTTTTTTTCCTATTTCAGCAAGCCATCTATATCCTGAACCTGCAAGCTTATCATCAAGGAAATTATAAGCCTCCCACACATCTTTGCTTATCTTCATTGTTTGAGGTTTTCCATTATCATAAAATGTAATCTCATAGTTTCCTCGGCTTGTTTCTCTGGCTATGTTTTTTTCAAGTTCATCAGTGAAACTGTCAATATCAATCGCTGTGTTGGCATTTGCACTGTTTTGTTTAATAAGAATACCGTTCTTTGCCGCTTCTGTTGGCTGTGCTTGTGCGAAAGAATATACTTCTCTTGATATATCATTCTTTATCGCAGCATTAACAACCGAACTCATTTTGTAAGCCATAGCTTCATCAAAGCTTAATACCTCCGATGTTCCACCTTTTGCTTTTCCGATAGGATTTCTATTCCTTAATCTTCGACCTTCCCTGTATGATGTACTGCCATTCCCTGCTTTCTCCATAACCCTGTATGTCGGTATATAGTTAGGGTACATATTCCGCATCTGATTATAGTTTTCCTGTGTAATCAAACCGGTATCTACAAGCCATGTTCGCATAAATAAATCTAAATAGTTAGATATATTCTGTTTATAAGTTTTAAACTCTGGGTGCTGTGCTTCAAGCTGTGCTACTATTTGTCGGCTCTCATCCGCTGTATGCTCTGTAACAGGTTTATTCTGTGCCAAACGGTCTATATTGTGTAATTCATGCCAGTATGTGTTAAAGTCGTTCAACTGATTAGTCGGCACTTGCTTTACAACACTGTCAAGACTAAGGTCGCTGACTTTATTTGCGTTAATGTCGAATAAGGCTTTCTTTTTGATAGTATCAAACACACCGTTTTTCTGGGATAACTTATTTACCAGACCGGTTATGTTTCTGCCGTTTCTTCTGGTATCGGCTTTTGTCATTCTTTCAAACGGTGCCCAGCCTGATATAGTAGACTGATATGCCATTCTTGCTTTGCTCCTGATGTCTGTCTTAGCATTCTGTAAATCCTCAAATAGCTGCTGTGCGTCCTGATTTACTATACCGAGATTGTTATTGCTGTTTGTGTCGGTTGCTGTTGGTAAAATATCGTTATTACTTAATGAATCAATGTTGACATTTTGAGCGGAATTGTATATATTAAATATAGGGTCGGTGGTAGCTTCCACTGCGGACAATTGGAGTCCGTCGGCGGGAAGTGAAGCCAACCCTCTATTTTTGTCCTCATAAAGCATCTTACCCGAATTTCTCAAGTCAGATACCATGTTATCAAACGTTCTTTTACCGTATACACTTGCAACTTCATTACTTACACCTATATTTCCGTTTTTATCAAGGTGTATAGCTGCTATAACAGGTGAGTTATCGGCGTCCAAAAATTCAGTAAAAACAATCAGACTGTTTGGCATTTTAGATTTGGCTATCGCTACTGGATTAGCAAGCTGTTGTGGTAACTGCTCCAAAGCATAAAAACCTAAATTATGTCCTTGTTTAAGTCCTAAGTAGTTTGTAGGATATGCTATTTTTCTTACAGCACTTGGTTTCATTGTCATTTCTATATTTTTAGCACCGTATTTTTGTAATATATCAGGTGTATTTCCCAATACTACTGTATCCATTTCTCCGGCTTTTCCTGTCATAACATCATAAATCTGCTTCATATATTGCGATTGCTTACTATCATTAATTTTATTTGTCCGTTCAAGTCTTTTATTATAGTTGTCAACATACTCCATCGCCGATTTATTTCCAATATTTATGTTCGTATCAGATACATCAGATAAATAGCCATCACTCACCTTCGGAAGAATATCATTGTATTTAAGTTTGTTTGCATTATAGTTGCCGATAGCATCAAAGGCTTTATTTGTTGCAACACCACCGATACCAAACATAGCACCTGATAATGCACCCTGTATTACAGACTGTGCCATATCATTCCAATCAAACTTTTCGTTATCTCCTGCCATTCTGTCAGCCGCATAGTTTAGTACACTTCCCAAGCCTTCTTCTGTACCTTCTGCTGCTGCCTGTTTTAATATATCAGCAAGGGCTTTTACATTGTTTGACTTTACGATTGAATATAAATTATCTACTCCGATTTTTTCAGTTAAACCTTCAATTACACCGCTTACTATACCTCTGCTGAGTGCATCATTGGCAGCTACACCGGAGTTAGACAATTCATTTGCCCTTTGTCCTGCCGCACTTGCTCCCATAGCAACAAGTGTAGCTGACGGATTAAAGCCTGTAAGTGCCATTTTAACAAGGTTGTCACCGACAGATATTGCGGCTTCTGTTAGGTTCTTGCCGACTATACCCATTCCTTCGGTGGTTTTTTCCTGTAACTTACTTGCATTTCGTAAAAACTTATTTGCTTCTGTCATGTCTGCGGTTCTATCTCTTACAGAGTTAGCCATGTCATATACTTGGTCAATAAGTTTATTATATTGTATATATTCATTGCTCTTAGGCGATAACTTATCACGTTCAAGAATAAGCTCCGTTATTAATCCGTCATACTGTTTTAGCATGGCTTTGTAGTCCTTTTCGTTTGTTGCTGATTGCTTAAATGCTGACTTTAAACTTAAATCAGATCCGATTGAGCTGTCACCTATTGAAGCTAAAGCGTTATATATACGGTCAAATACACTTGTCCCCTGTTTCGCTTTAGTGGGTGTAGCCGGAGTTTCTAATGTCTTATTTAACCAGGCATTAGAAATATATGACAATCTATCGTTATTACCTGTATCTAACTTATAAGGCTCTGAATATGCAACATCGTTTACATTCGCTTTTGGTAATACAGAGGTTTTCTTCTGTTTTACACCATACATATCAGAAGCCTTTTGAGCATACGCATTACTTGCGTTTGCATTAGCTACATCAATCTTGTCTCTGAGACTTGCTTTAGGTAATGCCGATAAAGTTGTATTGCCACCATTCCAAACAGCCGGGCCGATAGTCTTTGCTGTTGTTTTTTTATACTGCATATCTGCTGCATTCTGAGCATATACTCTGCTGACTTTTTCGTTTGCAATTTTTACCCTGTCCATCAGCGAAAGTTTTGTTTCTGGCTGTTTTGTTACTGTTGGTAGTACAGTTGTTTCGGATGCTTTAGGTAGTGTCTGTTTCGGTGTATTGGAAGAAGGCGTACCTGAAGATACGCCTTTTTTTGAATATACCATTGTTTTACCTAAAGCTTGATTTATTTCTTTCTCTTTCTTCTTTGCTTTACTTGCATATAAACCCATCAAACCACCTCTTAACCTATAAGTTTTGATGCTAATATGTCCGCCTCTGCTTTTGTTATGTAGCCTTTGTTATACTCTCTTGTTATTGCCTCGTCCATTTGTGTCGGAGAATAACCGCTCTTAGCTAAATCCGAATATACACCACTTGCATAACCTGTTAAACTGTTACTGTTGCCAGCATTATTCGGTTTTTGTGCAAAAGCGTTTTTAACCCAATCCAACGCCGGAGTAATACTTGATGTCTGTCCACCTGTTGTCACTGTATCGGCAGCCGTGGTGGTACTGTAATTTCCCGACGTTGAGTTTCTTCCAGAGCTGCCGTTAGCTTTTTTTGAGTTTGTAAGCTTCCTTCCCTGATTTGTAAGTAACTGACCTTCATATTTAGCCTGATTATATTTTGCTTCTAAATCTCTCTGCTGTTTTAAGTATGTCATATCCATTCCTGTTAATTCACCGAGTAAATCATAATCACCATATTTATATGCCATTTCGATTTGCTGGTTCATAGCTTCGTTCTGTGCTTGGTCAATAGCCGCCAATCGATTAGCTTCGTCCTGTGCTTTCTGATAGGCAAATTGCTGATCCCACTGATTTTTAGCAAGGGTAAACTCCGCAAGCCATTTATTATAGCTGTTCTGTGCATCTGCCGCCTGCATCTGTAATGACAGTGAGTTTTGAGCAAGCTGCGAATACATATTAGCTTTTTCCATATTGCCCTCTGCAAGTGCATTAGCTTCTGAAATCTTAAGCTGATTAACCGCATTGGTAAACGTATTTTCCGCACTGTTATAGTTTGACATATAATCACTCTTAAGCCCAGCTAATGTACTTTCAGCTACACCACCATTAATGCCCATTGCCTGCATCTGTGATGGTGCGTTATTTAATGACAGCATATAATTGATATAGTTTGCTCTCTGCTGGTCTTTGTTATCGTTTTCGAGTAATCTCTGCTGTTCTCTGTACTGTGATGATAACGCCGCATTTCGTTCCGCAACTGCATCTTCATAGTTCGCATATATATCGTCCATTTGGTTCCGTATATCGTCCTTTGTAAGACCGACATAACCATTTGTATTTGCTCCGTACTGTGAGTAAATATCATTTAAATTAGGTGTGGTAGGGTTATTAGTGTCTGAACTACCGCCCATTAACTCACCCTGTCCTGCAAACTGTAAGCCCTTGTTATAAGCGTTCTGTATTCCGTTTCCGTTGTATGCTATATCTGCATATGGATTTTTATAATCCATGCCATCACGACCGCTTAAAAAGCCTAACTGCATATTAGTCTGGTCGTACATATTACCAAACTGATTATCTGCTGTGTATCGTCCACCATCTGTGCCGTCACCAAAGCCGGAATATAAACCATCACCTGTCGAAGTACGTCCATAGTTATAACCGTTTCCGGTAAGCGAACCGGTGCCGTAGGTTGACGAATGAGCGAGCTGTGAGTTAGGTGCTACCTGTCCACTTGCTATTGCATCATGTAAAGCCTGATTATAGTTTGTTGCGTTTGAATATGTGGTCTTATAAGTACCGTCCGGCTGTTGCCAAGTAAAGGCTGTCTGTCGTGTTGTATAATAGCCTGTCGGGTCTGCATAGCCTTTTGTCCCATCATAATCTATACTCTGCTGTAAATTCTTTATCTGTGAATCAGAAGGATTATATGAGAACCTATTGCTTGCATTTCCACCGTCCTGACCTATTACATAATTATCCTGTGAAATATTACTCTTTGTGCCATTAAAATTTCCTGTGTTCTTGTAATTAGAGAAATCGTTATCGGTTAAACCTCTATAATTAAGGTTTTCGCCTTTTATTTTTGCATTACGTTCCGCATTAAGCTGGTTTATTACGTCCTGACTCGCTCCACTGGATATTGCTTTCTGTATTTCGGAAGCATAGTCTTTGTTTTTGTCATATGTCGGAATATTTGATATTCCGCTACTGTTCGAACTGCCGGAACTTGTATTTGTATTTCTATTTTTACGCTGATCAGCCGTTACTGTAACAGTTTGTCCTGCCATAAAAACACCTCCTTACTTAAGCGCTCTAACAATCATTGCTGTCACCTGTTCCCTTGTTGCAAATGACTGTGGCTGTGTGCCGTCTGTTATGCCCAATTCTTTGGCTTTTTCGACTTCTGATTTAGCCCAATTACTACACGCTTTTTTTGAGCGTTCAGCCAAATAGTTGTCCATCATTTTATTAAATTCTGCCTGTGTCATTTCCTCAGCCTCCTTTACTGGTGCTTTCCAATTCTGCGATACTTCAAAGTGTGGATAGTCCGGCGAGCTTTCCCAAGTACCGCCCCACGTTATCCCTAATTTTGCGGCTATTTCTCCACATCTTCTAAGCGCGCTCATATTGTAAAGGTCTTTTCCTTTACAAGCTATGTCCCATGCCCTACGGCTTGTGTGACGGCTGTGCTTAGTCCATGTCACTACGTTTAATCTTTTGCCGTTGCTATCCCAGAGCCTTGTTCTGCCTTGCTCATATAGTTCGTTCTGTCGCTCCTGTGAGCGGTATGTTTCAGTAATGAATATATTTAATCCCGACTTTTTACATTCATTTAAAAAAAGCCTACAAGCCGTCTGTGCGACGGCTGTAAGCTCGTTGATGTCCCTGCAAGTTGCACTCATACAATCACTCCTTGTTTATCAAATTTCTAAACATTTCATAAAGTCCTGTGCTTGCAAGACCGCTAAAAAGTCCGCCTAAAAGGATTTCAGCGGTGAAAACTTTGTTTACCCACACATTTATTAATACGCCTACTATTCCCATGACAAGCG